GCCAATCTCCCCGGCGCCTTCTTGAACAAACTCACCGCGCGCTACGCGGGGACGCACCTCGGGAGGCAGGAGTTGGAGGGAGAGCTCCTCGCCAACATCGAAGGCGCGCTCTGGACGTCGAGCCAGCTCGAGCGCCTGCGCGTGATGCAGCCGCCCGAGCTCCGGCGCATTGTCGTCGCGGTCGACCCTGCGCAGATGACGCAGCTGGCACTGACGACCGGCCGCTCGTCGAAGCGCTCCGACCTCTGCGGCATCAGCGTGTGCGGCATCGGCGAGGATGGTCACGGCTACGTCCTGGCAGACCTCTCGATGCGGGGCAGCCCGGACAGTTGGGCGCGGGCGGCGGTCAAGGCCTACAAGGCGTGGGGCGCGGACCGGATCCTCTACGAGGAAAACCACGGCGGGCGCGCGGTCGAGGACGTGCTCCGCTCGGTGGACGACTCGCTCCCCATCAGCCCCGTCAACGCCAGGCGCGGGAAGTTCAGCCGCGCCGAGCCGGTGGCCGCGCTCTACGAGCAGGGGCGTGTGCACCATGTTTCGCGGCAGGACCGAGGCGAACACCCCGACCCGGCCGCGCACCTGGTGCCCCTCGAGACGCAGATGTGCCGATGGACTCCACAGAGCGGCCAGTCCCCCGACCGCATCGACGCACTGGTCTACGCGCTCACCGAGTTGATGCTCACGGGAGGTCCATCTTTCGAGATGGTCTAGACGCCTCGGCGTCCAAAGTTGCCCGCTGTCCTCATGGACGCACGTCCCTGGTGGAAGCGTATCTTCAGCGGTCGCACGAAGGCCCCGCTCTCTGGCGGTACCGACGTGTTCCGGCTGTCGTACAAGACCGCGTCGCCGCGCCGCGGTACGGCAGAAGTGCTTGACGCCTACCGCTCGTCGCCGTGGCTCCACGCCGTCGTCAGTCGGATCTCGATGGAGATCGGCGCGTCATTCAAGCCGCTGCTCCACACCGGCCGCGGGGCTGCGCGGAAGCCGGTCGAGGAGCATCCGCTACTCGACCTGCTCGAGGCGCCGAATCCTGAGTTGCCGGGGGTTCTCGCGTGGGTTGTGCTCCAGCAGTCGATGGAGTGCACCGGCGACGGGTTCGCGATCATCGACGTTGACGGCAATGGGCTGCCGGTGCGACTGACGCCTGTCCCGTCCACCTCGGTCCTGCAGATTCCGACGCGCGATCGACCAGCATTCACAGTGCAGATGGCCGATGGGCAGATCGAAGTTCCGCCTGCGCGCATGCTCTGGCCAAAGTTTGCTGACCCCGTGAACCCGTTTGGTCGCGGCATCGGCCCAGCGATGGCGCTGGCCGACGAGGTCGACACCGACGAGTATGCGACCCAGAACATCAAGGCGTTCTTTCGCAACGGCAGCGTCCCAGACGTCCTCGTGACGCTCGAGGGCGCATCGGTGCCTGACCTCGAGCGAGCGAAGGCTGCCTTCGCGCAGCAGTACAACTCCGCGGAGAAGGCTCACCGCGCGCACTTCGCCAACAAGAAGGCCGACGTCCAGCGCCTTGACACGTCCTTCAGGGACATGGACCTGGTCGAACTGCGCAAGGACCAGCGAGACCGCATTCTGCAGACGTGGGGTGTCCCACCCGAGCTCTTCGGCGTCTTGGAGAACTCGAACCGCGCGACAATCGACGCCGCGCGCTACCTCTTCTCCACGGCCGTGCTCGAGCCGCGCCTCCGCATCCTCGCGGCCGAGATCAACGCGAAGTTGGTCCCGCTCTACGGGCAGGCAGGCCTTCGCTGTACCTTCGCGTCGCCGGTGCCAGAGGACCGCGACTTCTTCATTCGCTCTGTGGCGACCGCGCCGAGCGCCTTCACGGTCGGCGACGTCCGTGCGCGCCTCGAGATGATGCCGAGCAAGCGAGACGCGGAGTGGCTCAACACGCAGCCGATCGCAGCTGGGCCGACCAACGTTCCTCCCGGCAAGGCGCTCGACGCGCTGTTGTCGCAGATCGACGCGCGCGTCAAGGCGCTAGACGACTTGGCGTCCAAAGCAGCGGAGTGAATCGCATGAGCGCAATCAGAAAGATCTGCGAGGTAGAGAAGTCCACCGAAGGCTCGCCTGTCGTCGTGACGATCTCCACGTCTGCAATGGACCGAGACGGAGACGTCATCGACCAGAAGGGCTGGGACCTCGACGACTACGAGGCGAACCCAGTCGTGCTGTGGGCGCACGACAACAGATCGCTCCCCATCGGCCGCGCGAAGCTGCTGAAGGGCGGCGACTCGCTGCGCGCCGAGGTCGAGTTCGCTCCGCACGCATTCGCCAAGGAGGTCGAGGCGCAGGTCCGCGCCGGCTTCGTCCGCGCCGCCTCGGTCGGGTTCCGTCCCAAACTCGCCGTCCCGATGGACCCACAGCGCCCGTGGGGCGCGCAGAAGTTCCTTGAGCAGAAACTCCTCGAGTTCTCATTCGTGCCGGTGCCATCGAATGCCGAGGCGCTGGTCGAGAGCAAGACCCTCCGAGAGGAGGCGCTGAAGGCAGTCCACCAGCCGCAGACCGCGGCGTCACCGAAGGAGCAGCCCATGCAGGAGCAGAAGACCGAGGCCGCGGTCGAGCAGAAGACCGAGGCGAAGAGCGTCACCATGACCTCCGACGAGCTCAAGGCGACCATCGACGGAGCTGTCAAGTCAGCGCTCGCCACCGTCACCACCACCATCGGAGCGAGCGTCAGCGACGCGATGAAGAGCGCGGCCAACGCGGCCCCGCACATCGCGAAGCACGCGGACGCCCCGCAGCGCGAGAAGAGCGACAAGAACATCGTCGGGCGCGTCGCCTGCGCCGCCGTTCTCGCGAAGCAGGTCGGCTGCACTCCGGTCGAGGCCGCGTCTCTCCGCGGTGACCGAGACCTCGCCGAGAAGATGGAGGCCGAGGGCGTGCGGCTGAAGGACCTCGGCATCGGCTCGATCTCGACCGGCGCCGCGCTGGTCCCGCAGCCCGCAGGCGAGATGATCGAGTTGCTGCGCCCGTTCTCTGCGGTCATCCCGCGTGCGAACGCCGTCACCATGGCGAGCGACACCCTGCGCCTGCCCAGGCAGACTGCAGGCGCGTCCGCCAACTACGTAGGCGAGGGCGGCACCATCACCCCCGACAACGCCTCTTTCGACGAGGTGGTTCTCTCGGCGAAGAAGCTGGTCGCCGCGAGCAAGGCGTCCCGCGAGTTCATCCGCGACGCCGGCATGAGCGCCGAATCGTTCATCCAGAACGATTTGCTCCAGGCTGCGGCGCTCAAGATGGACCTGGCCGCGCTGACCGGGACCGGGACCGCATACGAGCCTCGCGGGCTCGTGACCCAGATCGCCGCCGCGCACCAGTCGGCCCAGACCGGCACCACCTATGCCAACTGGATCACCGACCTCAACAAGTGCGTCAGCGACCTCGAGACCGACAGCGTCCCGCTGCCCGGCTGCTTCTTCGTGATGTCGCCGCGCACGAAGAACGGGCTGTGGGGCCTGCAGGATGCGGACGGCAACTTCCGGTTCCGCGACGAGATGATGGGCTCCGGGACGCTGTACGGCTACCCCTACGCCGTGACCCCGCAGATCTCGATCACTGGCGCGGCCTCGCGGCTGTTCTTCGTCTCCGGCCCCAACTTCGTCGTGGGCGTGCGGCAGGGCTGGGAGGTCGACGTCGACACGAGCCTGGGCTTCCTCACCGACCAGGTGATCGTGCGGCTCGTCGGGCGCCACGACTTCGCCCTCCGTCACCCAGAGGCCGGCCGCATCATCCACACCGTCACCCTGGCCTAACGGCCCCATCGCTGGGGGCGGCGCGTGATGCGCCGCCTCTGGCACCACACCCCAGCGAAGGAGAAACGCAATGCGCACTGTGAAGGACACTTGCAAGGCCGAGCACGCCTGCCTCATCGCCGCGACCGCGGGCGGGACCGGCGACAACACCAAGGTAACCTCGGCCGTCATCGACCGCCTGCAGAGCAACGGCGGGCTCGCCAGCAGCATGATGGTCGCGATCGCCTACAGCGCCGCGCTCACCGACACCAAGACCGTCACCGCGACCGTCTCGGTGCTCCACGGCGAGACCACCAGCCCGACGACCTCCGTGGCGTCGCTGCCTGCCACGGTCATCAAGACCGCGACCGCGTCGGCCACCGTGACCGACTGCTACCAGTTCAACGTCGACCTGCGCGGATTTGGCCGCTACCTCAAGATCGAGTTCACGCCCGACCTGAGCGCTGCGAACACCGACACCATCGACGGAGACGTCGTGGTGGTCCTCGGCGGCTTCGACATCAACCCGCC